TTGATTTCGCAAGTCCGGCACGCGGAATTGGCTATCCGACACGTCTACGAACCAATGTGCGCCGATGTTGTCTGCCCAATCGGTTTCACTGACGACCAGGCCATTTTCTTGCGCGTAGCCCCATAAACCAGCATAGGCAGATTTCGACACGATGCCACCCACGGCGTCGATTTCGTTTGCCAAGGGCGCGACCGTATGCCCATACACGGGCCTGCCGCACAGCGGCGAGCGGTAGCCGGTGTAGTGCGGCGTGTTCACCCAGACCCAGACCTCGGCCACATCGGCGACGATGACCGGACCGATGTCCGTGGCAGGCAGCGTTGCCAGCGTGACCACCTGCGGGCCAAAGCTGGTCGGTTTGTCGGTGACTTCGCTCCATGACGGCCAGCGCGTAGCAACGGCAGGTTTACCGGTAATGTCGTTCCAAGGGTGGGCATGCACGGCGTTGGCCTTGCCCGCTGCGACCTGCGCGATGGCATCCCCGGCGTTATTGGCGGCAGCTAGCGCAGTAGTCGCGTCCGCTTGCGCCTGCGTCGCTTTCGCGTCAGCGTCGTTGGACACCGCCACTGCCGCATGCGCCTGAACCAGCGCATCCTGTGCCACCGCCGCCGCGCCTTCGGACGTGGCCGCATTCGCCGTGTTAATCGCGACGGCGGCGGCGGTGCTGGCGGCATCTGCCGTCGCCACGGCCTGCACGGCGTCCGCCGCAGCGGCAATGGAATTATCCAGCGCTGTACTCGCCGTACTTAATGCCTGCGCCGACCGATCAATCGCTTCAGTACTCGACAGGTTGATGGAATCGAACCTATCGACCATCTCCGCCGCAGCGAAGACAGCTTGCTGCGCGGTCGTGTCTAGGTTCGCCTCGTCCAGCACTGCGCCTTCGGTGTAATCCACCAGCGGCGTCCCCTTCGGGGTGTCGCGGTACAGCACGATGTACTGGCCGCTGGGAATGGGTTCGCTGCTCTGAGCCTGATTCGGCCCGATGAGGGTGACCGCCAAGGGATGGCCGGTGCTGGTGCCGGGGTTGTAGCGGTACGCCTTGACGTGGGCAGCGTGGATGTAGCCGCCCGAGAAATTGAACTCAAAGGGGCCAGTGCTACCGTCCCCCTCGAACGCCTGCATGGAGTGGCGCACACCCCCTGCACCCGCAGAGGAAATCCACGGCAACAGAATGTTGGTAGCCATGAGAGACCTTATGGAATTATGTCTTTCAGGGCAGCGGTTCCCCACTGCCCTGCCCAGCGCCTAACCGGCGACTACCAGCTCGGGTCGCGGGCGACATCGTTCATCAGCCACGTGCCGAGTAGCGAGTTCCCGCCCGGCAGGAGACGCATCACGCTACGCGCCGCCTGCTTGCCGCCCTCGCTCTGCCCGGTGGCGTAAGAACCCAGTTGGTTAAGCGCCCCAAGTGTGTTGCGCAAATAGCCCAACCCGGCGACGGGCACGCCGCGCTCCCCGTAGTGCGAACCGCCGAACAGCAATTCACCCAAAGCCACGCCTTCGGGCAGGATGCCGCTGGCGTTGGTCAGGTTCAGGATGCCTTCGGTCAAGCGCCAGCCCGAAGCGTTCTTCTTGATGTACGCCTTCTTCTCGCTCTCGGACATGCCCAGCGTGTTCAACTGTAGCCGGGCGTGGTACAGCATGGCACCCCATGTCAGGCCCACGGCGAGCGACACCGCCGCGTTGCCGTCGCCAATAGAAGCGTTGCGCATCACTTGCTTTTCTGCCGAGATGAACCCGTAGCGGCGGAATTGGCTGATGAGTGCACCCAACCAAGTTTCGGTCATCCACTTCGGTTGCTCGCCCACCATCGCCCGCTGGAACACTTGGTACGTCCCCCGGTGCAAGGCGGTGATGAAGTCGTCCGCCGCGCCTTGATCGTCCCACTTGTCCCAGTTAATTCGCCCGCCGCGTTCGCGGCCTGCGTCGTGCTTAGCCAGTTGAGTCTTGATGCGGGCCGCCGTGGCGTCGTCGATGCCCAGATCAACCATCCGTGCCTTGGACATACCCCCGCCCTCCCCGCGTATCGTGCGTAGCACGTCCTCGACGAAGACCGGCAGGAACCCCTTGTGCAGCATGCGACTGGCCGTGTTGGCGAAACTCAGGTACGAGGTGGCCTGTGCGGCACGCTGGCTGATGCGGTTCAGCCGCGAACCCTCGCCCACCATGATGCGCCCGGTGGCTGACACGTCCGGGGTGAGGCTGGCTAGCCGATGGTCTTGTCCCAACAAGCCCGGTGCGTCCACGGCCAGTTGCTTGACCAACTCACTCTCCTGCTGCACGGAGCGTCCGATGGTAACGAGGAACCCGCGCAGTCCCGTAGCCGTCGCCACACTGGCTAGATCGCCCAGTACGTTCAGACCAAGCTTGCCCATCATCGCCGCAAAGGTGAAGTTGCGCAGCGTGGACATCGCACCCCGCTCGTGATTGCGTAGCTCCCCAAGACCGAATGCCCGGAAGCCGAATTCAAGGGCCGATTGTTCCTCAAGGGTTGCGCCGTCCGCCCTCGCCGCCTGTATGGCCGCCTGTGCGTCGTCGAGTTCCGTGAAACCCTTGCGGGCCAAGGCATTCAGCCCTGCCCAACGGTGGGAACCATGAGTGACAATGCGTAGCGCGTTGGTTTCCAAGAAGTCCAGTAGCGACACGCCGTTGACTTCGCGCAGTAGGTCGAGTTCCGTACGCGACCTGTCATGCACGATGTCGCCGACCCGCTCTCTGAACGCCTTGATCATCTCGGGCGATACCTTCTTGCCCGCGAATGCCTCCTCCAACAGGTCGGCGGCGATGATCTCGAAGCGCTGCATCGCGCCGTCCACCCGCGACTGCGGGTCTTGCATGATGACGTGCATCTTGTTATCCACCATGTGCGCCACGCGGGTTTGCAGGCGGGTACGCAGGGCCAGCAGGTCTTCTGCCGAGGCGGTGCCCTGCTGCGCCAGCTCCTCTACCGCAGGCTCGATGATGCGCTCGACGTACTGCTGAGACATGTTATCGTGGAAGGCTTGGTACCGCACCGGGTCTTCGCGGAACGCCTTGCTGATCTTCTCCCACCGCCATTCGTACGGGATGTGGCCGACGAAACCGCCCCCACGTACCATCGCGGCCATCGGATTCCCGGCTTGTAGCCCGTCGTGCGTTACCTGATAAAAGAACTCGTCCAGCACTTTAGCCGCCTTGCGGACGTACTCGGGCGCGTTGGATTTGTACTCGGTTTCCGCTTGCAGGGCCTGACGATGCTTCTGACCCTCGACGATGACTTCGCGCCAGATACGGTCTTCCGCCGCCTTGGCCCCGCCCACAAGGTACGCGACCCGTTCCTTCGCCGTCATGCCCTGCACCAGCCATTTCTTCAGCGGCGGGAGGGCTTGGTGCTTGTACCCGGCCAATAGCTGTTCGTACTCAATGGCAACCGAGGAGGTGCGCTTACCCATGCCCGTGCCGGACTCGAACAGGTGTGCACCCAGATAACGGGCGACCTTGGATTTGCTGAGGGCGACAATTAAGCCCGGCGAATCCAGATACGACTGCACCTTGGTGACTGCCTTAGCATGCTTGGCGCGTGCCTCGTAGTAGCGCCGCTGCCGCGCCTGCATCTTCTGCACGGCAGGGTCTACCGTCTCGTCCCACTTCTGCGCCGCATCGGTAATGTCCTGCTCCTTGGCAGCAAGCCGCAACTGCACGCCAGCCGCGCCTGTCGGGTCGGCCATGGAGTACCGGGGCGAGCCTTCTGCTGCGCGAATATCCGCTCGTCTTGCTGCCTCTACCGACCCCTCTACCAACCGGATTAAGTCATTGGCGGTCATGCCCAGGCGCTTAAAGAGCGGCACGTGCTCGCGCAACCACGCTCGGATACCGGCCATGAGGCGGGCCAAGGGTCCCAGCTTGGTGTTCTGCTCGGCGAAGTACCCCAAGGTTTCTTCCAGCATCAGGCTAGGCGGGGTATCAGCAGGCACCGCTTCCCGCGCCGCTCGGACCCGTGCATCCGTCTTGGTAAGCCGGTCTACTTCGCTTAGCACGCGGGCGTACTGGTCGCTCCCCAGCAACCGTTCCAAGCCATAGTGCACGCCAACTTCGTGGGCAATCAGGCCGGTCGGGTCGGCAGCCTCTGCCGCCGTCAGGCGCTCGCGCATCACGTACACCTTGCCGTCCTCGGGGATATATACCGCCTTGGCATTGGCAGGCAATCCTGCCATCTCCTCGGGACGCACTTCCTCTATCAGGCCGGACCTTTTGAATTCCTGATAGCGGGCGTGCTGGATTTCCGCGCCACCCTTGCCGACCTCGCCACGGGAGAAGCGCGCTATTTGGTTGCCCTGGCCGCCTGTGTACAGACGACGAACTTCAGGCACGCGTCCCTCGCGGACACTGCTAATGCCTGCCGGGCGTGGAGGCGCTGGACGGTGTACCTGTCCCGCTGTCCTTGGGGCAGTCGTCCCCGCTAGCGCGGTACGCGGTGCGCTCGGCTCATCGGTCTGTAGGGCATAGCTCGATTCGCGCCGCGTACTGAGTACTCCGTCCAAGGACCGGGCGAGCGCTGTGCGGGGTGGGAGGTCCACAATGTCAGTGCTGTATATCTCTGCGGTGCCGAAGATGTGCGGCTCACCCGCGCCGTGAAGGTACGCCATGTCCAACCGCGATTGCAGGACGTCCTGGATGTTGCGGATAGCGGCGGCCTCCAAGTCCCCGGCGATGCTGCCTTCGCCTGCCGGGGCACCCTGATCAGGCACGGTCTTCCGATAGGCCAGTCCGCCGCCTAGCGCACCCAGCCCCGCGCCGAAGACGCCTGCTGCGAGCATCTGCCCCCAGCCCAACTCCTGGTTGTCAACGTTGTGGATGAACGCTTCTGCCGCCATATTCTCGATAGCGCCTGCGGTCGCACCCCGGCGCACCCATGTCCCGCGAGATGCCTGCGCCGCCGCCTTGGCCGCAGCCGCCACCCCGCCCGCCCGTGCCCCGGCCACGACACCGCCCGATGCAATCGAAGCCGCCACGGCCACCGGGTCGGTCATCCCGGCCAGTAGCCCCAGTGCCCCATTGCCGAAGGCTTGGAAACCCCGCGTGTTCGCCATGCGCTCGAAGAGGTCCTTGCGTTCTACCGCAATCTCAAGGCGACGGTCGAAGTCCGCTTGGTTGCGAGCGTCAGAGACGTAATCGACCCACTGCTCGGCCACCATCAAGCCCGCCTGCCCCATCTTCTGAATGTGGTCGTCGGTGATTTTGAAGTCGGGGGCATCCTCGCCTTGCTGGAATAGCTCCACGAGACGGCCTGTGACATTGTGCTGGATGCCGTCCCAGAACACCTCGCCCGGTCCGGCCCAGCGCAGACCCTGTGCGGCTTCTGCGGAGGACTGATCGACGGCGGCCTGCTCCAATGCGCCGTCCGACTGCCACACACGGTCGATGGCGGCCATGTCGTCCAAGTCCAGCGGGACATCGCCGCCGATGGCATCAGGATTCTCTCGGAATGCTTGCGTGCGGGCCTGTTGCTTGAGGAACGGCGGCAAATTCTGCGAGGCGCGGTAGGCCGCCAGCATGGGGGTGTCGCCGTGGGCCAGATCGTTGAAGAACGTTGCGTCGTAAACGCTGCCATTACCTTCTTGCTTGGCAATGGCGGCCCCCAGCTTCGCCAGTGTGCCGGGGTCTTGCATGTCCAGCGCGTCGTCGGGACCGACACCCAGATCGCGGGTCACGGCGCGGATGTACGCCGAGGTGTCGTTCTCATTGTCGGGTGCCCAACGGTTAATGATGCCGGACACGGTGTTCAGCCCGTGTTTGCGATGGTAGGCCGTCAGGTTCTTGATCAGTGCCCTGCCGCCCGACGCAGCATCCGGGTACCGCCCGAACCCTCGTTCGCCCTCTTCTTCGCCGTCAAACCCCGCACCGTAGCGGATATTGCCGGGATTATTTTGTCGGATACCAATGGGTTCCATTCGATCTCCTGTTCTGCCTTGGTCCTGTTCCGTCTTGGCCGTCTACGCGGTGGACGACGGCGGCGCCGCCACCGGTCTCGGTGATGAGGAACATGCGTGCTTCTGCTGCCGCCCGCTCGCGGATGATCGCCTGCTTCACTCGCTCCCACACCTGCTGTGGCGTCACGGTGACAAACAGCGTGCGCCCTGTCCCCGTATGCCGATAGGTCATCATGAGGTGGCCGCCTGCTAACTGCTCGCCGCCTATGGCCTCGTAGTCCTTATCGCGGAAATTCTTGAGGGTCGCCCCGTCCACCTTGCCCGCCGCTCGTGCGACGTTCTCCCGCAAGGTGTCGCGCAGGGTGTCGCGCACGGCGCTCTGGTACGTCTCCGAAGTCTGGCTGACAGGGAAGCCCGCTAGCGCACGCACCCCGGCGAACAGGGACTGCACGCCAGTCTGGTAGGACCGCTTCGGCACGACGGTGCCGTCCACGTAGTCCGCGTTATTCGGGTTGCCGTACAGCTTGGCAAAGGCGAACTGCGCCGCCTCCTCGTAGGACAAGCCGGGGTAGGCTTTCCGGGTTCTCGCCACGGCAGGGGCCAGCTCCTCGATCATCCAGCGCTTGGTGGCATCGTTCAGTTCCAGGCCGGTCAGTTCGCCCGCGCCGCCTGCCCCCACGATGGGGGCGACGTTGCGCATGAACCAGCCGGGGTCTTGGTCGGACATGTAATCCTCTGCCGCCTCCCGGTCTTCACGGGTAGTGTGTGCGCCTGCGCCGTCCTTCACCCACTTGCGGGTTTCATTGAGGGCTACAGCGTCGTCGAGATCGACACCGGAATTCAGGAAGCTCTGTACCCGCGTGGCCGCGTCTGCCCCGATGTAGGAGGCCAAGGCATGCGGCCCGCCACCGGGCACCGTCAGGAACTTCTGCATGTAAGCAAGCGATTCCTGCTGCTGCTTGCTGAGACTGCCGCCCACGGTAAAAATCGCCTGTGCATCTTGGCGCAGTTGCCTCTCTAGCTTTGCGGGTCGCAGCTTGGCTTCATCGGCCACCAGCGCCAGCTTCGAGACGGCGTTATCGAGACTCGCGGGATTATCCAGCGCCTGCTGCCAGAACTCTTCTGTCACGATGCGTGCGTTGTTCTCCGAGATACCGGGCGGCAGGAGTGCAGACGACCCGCCGGTGATGGCGGCAAGGACGCTGCCCTGTTGAGCCTGGTCATTGAGTAAGCCTTCCTGCGCCTTCTTCCATGTACTCGCCGCTGCGGCACGCGTCTCGTAGAGTTGCTTGACCAGTTGATTGCGTGCGGCGTTATTGATCATGTTCTGCGACGCGCCGCTCTCTTTCTTGAACCTCGCGTTGAACTGATCGATCATCGCGTGCAGTTGAGATTCGTCGCCGGTGAAGCTACCTGTGCCAACCGCGTTCTGGAAGTGCGTGAAATCGGTACCTATCGCCGTCAACGCTGGCGCATCGCGCAGCGCTCGGTGCGTCCACAGCGCTTCGCTGTCCAGTAGGGTTTGCCGGGCCTCTGGCGAAATAGCTCCCCAAACTTCGGGGTCATTCTTCATGGCCTCGTAGGCGGCGAAGTTCCCGTTATGTAGCTGCGCATGTGCCGACAGCGCCAGCACTTGGCCGTAAGATTCGTCGCCCATCCCTGGGGGCTTCGCCAGCCCGGCCATGAACTTGTCGATCTCGGACTGTTTGCGCTCGGGATTCTCGAAGTTCTCTTGCTTCGCCAGCGTGGTTTGCAGCAACCTGCCGTCGGCCACCTGCATGGACACGAACTTGTTGCTCATGTCCGCCTGCTGCCACGCGATGTGGTGCTGCATGTGGGTCGAGAGCATCGTCCCCCACCCTTCGACCAGCTTCTTCTGCACGACGCCGTCCACCACCACGTCGCCGCTGCTGCCCAGACGGGTAGCCTGATCGACTAGGTACTGGCGCACGGTGTCCGGGTCCTGCTTGCGCAGTGCCTCCATGGCCCCCATGAATTCGCTCTGGGCCTGCGAGGTGGCGGTCAGCGCCGTCATCGCCCGCGCCCCTTGCACGGTCGCCGAGGGGCCGAATATCTTGGTGTACCAGGGTTGTTCGCGCTGGATGTCCATGAGCGCCCTGCCTTGGACGACTTGCGACATCCCGTCGAAATAGGCCCGCTGGTACTGGCGCTCGGCAATGGGTTGCAGTGCCCCTTGTGCGATGGTACTCAAGGCGTTCATGGTCTTCGCAGACATGTCCGCCATTTGCTGGCCGTGCTGCATGAACTCCCCACCGGGGGCCAAACCCGGCGTGGCGACAGGCGGGGCACTACCCCCGCCGCCTGTTAGCGTGATTTGCGGGCCGGACGGTACTTCGTTCGGCTGTTGCAGTACCACGCCGGTATCGGTCAGTGCGAATGAATGTGCCATATTTTCCCTGTGTCTTTATGGAGCGGCTCCGCCGTTCACCCCGGCCCCAACGGCCCCACCGGCACCGCCGAACATGCCACCGAACATGCCGCCGATGCTCTGTGCGCCACCGGCATTGAGGAAGTCCAGGAACCAATGACCTGCCCCGGCCCGGAACGGCGCTTGCACCAACGGTGCGGTATTGATGCCGTAGTCGATAGGCGCGAAATCCTGCCCTTGGTCCAGCGCCATCACCATGTTGCGCTTGATTCCGGCGCGCTGGGCCAGCATGTCGTAGGTCTGGTACTGCGCCTGTTGATGCTGCGCCGTTTCGGCGCGTGACTGCGCGAGCTGCATAGTCTGGTGCAGCATGGCCGCCGTCGTGCCGCCCGCGCCCATCGCTGCCGCCTGTGCCTGCATGGCCCCTAACTGCTCGGCAGCCTGAATCCGCTGGTTCAGGCTCCCGTTCACCGCACGGTCCTGCAATCGCACCAGGTTGGTGTTCAGCGCGCCGATGGCGTCGCCGCCCGCCTCTAGCTTGGCCTGGTTCCCCATGCTGCGCAGCTTGTTGGACAAGCGGGATTGCTCCACCGCCAACTTGTTATTCGCACCGCGCACCATGTTGGCGGCATCAGCGTTCGTCTGCCCCAGCAAGTTCTGGGCATAGGCGTTCGCCGTGTCTATGCGCTCTTGGTTCTTCGCTGCGCTCTTCGAGGCGCGATTACCGAAGAACGATCCGGCCAATGAGACGCCGAGTTGTATTGCGGCTACCCACCACATAATCAAACCCTCCGTGAGTTAAGGAATAGCTGTCCCGTCCACTCCATACCGGTCAGCGTCATCGGCAACCACATTCGGGATTCAATCTCAATGGCGTGCTCGCTGTTGGCTCGGCCTGCCGGTACGCCCAGCGCAGTAGCGCTCGTGGGCTGGTAGCCGATCAAGTTCTGGGAGTTCCCGACACGCCGTCCGTTGAACGTCAATGCGGGCGATAGGGTGTTACCGGCTCGCACGTAACCCACCAAGCCCCCCGTATCTGCGACCGATAGCAGGTAGCGCGTGACGACTAGCCTGCCGTTGGTGACGGCTTTCTCGTTACTGTCTCGCACGAAGGGCGGCGTGAAGACCACGCGGGAATTGAACGCCACACCGACCACGGCCTCGGCACGCTCGGTTGCCGTCCACTTGGCCCACACGTTGTCGAACTCCGCTGTACTTGCGCCCAGCCAGGCGTGCGCAACCGTGTCCGGTAACGCCGTCCAGCCGTCTGGGACCGCTGGTACGTTGTCACGACGCAGCATGCCGGTGTTGGACTGGAACCGCGCTGCGGGTCGCTGCATGTCCAGGTACGGGTACACGGCCAAGCCGCCATCCATGACGAACTGCTCGCAGGCCACCCACGTGTTCGCGCCGTCAGCGCGCAAGGTGTACACGTAGATGGACGATTCGTAGTGCGCCAGACCGATGATGCGACCTACACGCGGCGACCACTCCCAGCGCGACCATGAATCCCACGCTCGCGTCTGGGTTCCGGGCTGGTCCAGAAAGCTATAGACATACAACCCGTGGTCATGGCCGTCGGTGCGTACCAAGAGCGTCCTGCTCGCCGCCAGCGCCGTCATTTCTATCGGGATGCCCCGTATGTAGCGGGGTAGTTGCTGCGATACGCAATAGGTCTCCGGCGTGTCTTGGAATAGCCCGAGTTGGAATTGGCTCACACGCCCCGCGTAAGGCGAAGGCCCCGCCTGATTCTTGGCCGAGTCGAACTGTCCGTAGTACAGCAAGTTCCCCACGACGACTGGCTGAGCCGACGCGGCATCCTGCTCATTGGCGACCACGGCGATGGAGGCGCTACTCGGGGTCAGTACGGCTCTGCCGGAGACCGCGTACTGTCGCCGCTGCCCGAACAGGAATAAGTCCTTGGCGTAGGTCACGCTGTGCGTGATGGTGTCGTCTTCGGCCCCTAGCGCGTACATCTCAATCGGGTCGTCGTCCTTGACGGTCAGCTTGGAAGCGCGGAACCAGTTGAAGTAATCGCCCACGCGGGACATGAAGATCGTCCCGTCGGCAATAATTACCAACCGGTCCATGAATACCGTCATATGGGTAATGCGTCGTCCGAAGAAGTACGGCACCGCGCCGATGGCTTGCTTGTCGCCGCAGACGCTGGCCGCGTAGCCGGGTACATCTTCGCCCAAAAACGCTGCCAATTCCGCAGGAGAGCCGCCTAGATAAAAGGTCTGCCCGTCGTCGCTGACCGCACCCAAGGCGAAGACCTGTCCCGGCGTGATGACTTGTGCCGCGCCTTCCTTCCACGTCACGGTCTGGAAGTCCGTGCTGGTGCCCGCGTCGGCGTGCGCCACCATGTAGTACGGCTCGCTCGCGTTCCTTGGGGATACGCGCACCACCTTGCCGGGCTTATGGACGGCGGACAACTTGGCGGGGTCGTCTACCTCATCGGCCACGGCGCGGAACTCAGTGCCCGCGCCACCGTCGTTCGCCGACAGTGTCTTGACATTAGAGAGCGTGATGGTGCCGCCCACGCGGGAAGCGTCAGTGAAGCCCTGTGCAGCCAACTCGTCTATCAGCTTCTGGGCGATGTTCTGCGGGACAATGGACGCGGCGGCGTCGCCGATCCACTTATTGACCTTGGAGTTATAGTCGTTAACCCTATCGTTGATCTCTTTCTGATAGTTCGGGTTATCTTCCAGCGCGATGTCCGACGTATCCAGTAATTCGGGGTAGCTGGCGGCCATCGTGGTGTAGCGCACCTCAAGTACCGTGCCCGTGTCGGCACGCTCTACTTTCAGTGTATAGGTACGGCTGTAGCTCCCGGTCTTGACCTCGGCCACGGCGTACTGGCGCATGGCGGCAAAAGGGTCTGCTTCCGAATACCCCGGCCCGAGACTGGCCGATGCCAGCAGAATGTACTGACCCGTCGTCGTCACAGCACTAATGCCTCCGTGCGTCCACGGCTCCAACCCCGCCGTGTCGCCATGCACCACATGCAGGAACTTCCCAGTGACCTTGTTCAGTACGTAGCAAAAAGGCAGGGTATCGGTACTGGCTCGCTCGCCCTGCATGTAGATGAGGCTGTACTCGGTGCCACCGACAAAAAAACTGTACTCGCGGTACTGGCGGGCGTAGCCCTGCTGCGCCACCGTCAACGCACCCAGTCCGGGCAAGGGTTGCTCATCCAGCGTGATGGAACCGTGGCGGCGGGCCTTGCCCTGACCGGGGTTGTCTACCATGTTGACCATCTCAGAAGACTGGCCGGGCAGACGGTCGGCCAGTACCTGCTCACTGACGCCTCGCGTAATGCTGGCGTAGCTGCCGGATACTTTACTCATCGCGACTCCTTACCCACGCCGGTGGCGGTACCGCGTCAGGGGACGGATTAACCGCATCTGGTACATCACGCCGGGGCTATTGAACACATTGGCCTTGACCTGCCGGATATGCTCGGCACGCAAGGTATTGAAGACTTGCTGGTACGCCGCACCCAGTTTGTTGTACTTATCACCGTCGCCGTCGAAGGCGCTCTGGAAGTCCAGCGCGGTACGCGCCGCAATCATGTGGGTCGCCAGCATCGGCAGGTCCTCGAACGGAATCTCGCGCACCAGCTCTACCCGCACATCGCCCGCGAATTCGTAGGTAGAAATGAAGCGGTCGTAGAGGCGCTTGCCGCGCAGCACGTAGGCGGTTCCCTCGTCGTTCGGGTTCACGTTAATGGCATCCGAAGGCACGTACACAAAGCGCGTCGTGGCGTCCGGGCGCAGGGTGACAAGGTCGGTGTTGAACCACCAGCCCTTGGCCTGCTCTTGGGTGTTCGCGGTCCGCAGGTGCATGAGCGCGGCGGCCACATAAGGATGGTCCGCGTTGACCGCGTTCAAGGGGGTCTCGCCCATGGTGGCAAGGCACTGGTTCACCACGTCCAGTTCAGTCAGGCGCATACGGCCCTCCTTCTCGAAAAAAAGGCCCACCACCTTGGGAAAGGGGCGGGCCTATAGGGGACGGGCGGGGCTTACTTGGCCTTCAGGACGCCTGCGAACGCCGGGTTATTGGCGGTCACGCCAAAGGACAAATAGGCGTCAATGAACCACATCTTGGTGATGTCGTCGAAGAACACCTTGGTCGTCAGCGGGATGGATTCGCCCGCCAAGAGCGCACGCGGCGAGAACACCGCCGCCACCGTCTTGGTGAAGTCGCCGTTATAGGCGTTATCGTTGCCCGCGTTGGAGAGCCGATGGTTGGTGACGTTCGTGTTCGGCAGGTTGTTGCTCACGCGAATCGGCACGCCGTAGACGGCCAGTTGCTTGGTCGTGATGCTGTTGCCGTCGCTGGTAATCAGCGTGCGGTCGATCAGGCGGTCGTTCTTAAGCAACGTGTTATAAGCGCGGGGCCGCATGACCACTACCAAATTCTCGGCGATGGGGTCGATGTCCTTCTCTTCCATGTCCACGAAGACCTGCCCCAGGTAGTCCTCTAGCGCTGCCGGGTCATTCTCCAAGCCCGCCGTGGCGAAGGTCTTGACCGTGCCCGGCTTCCAGCCTTCGGGGTAGGTAGTCATGTTGGAAATGCCAGCGGTCTTGACGGCCTGGATGAGGAAGGCTTGATCGTAGAACTTGGCAATCTCCTTGCCGTGTTCCTCGGCAATGTGACTGCGGGCGTCGTAGCTGTTCTGGAACTCGTCGATCAGCGGGTAGCTCGAACGGGCCAGGACCACCGTATCGACCGTGAGTTTAATCTTGGCGGCCTGGTTAACCGTGGCGTCCGGCGCGGTGCCCGGCGTGAGGACTTGCAGCGTGGACGCGCCGAACTGGTAACTGGACACCGTGGAAGTCCCGCGTACCGCCCGCACGGGAATGTAGTCACGCATGATGGCGTGGCGGGCAATCGTGCCCTCGACAACCCCCGTGTACTCCTCGACGTGCAACGCCATCGGGTTCGTGGCAGCAGGTGCGGCACCAATCTGGGGGTTATTGCCGACCTGTAAATTCGCGCCGGGGCGCGTGATATTGGTAATGCTGATAGCCATAGTTCTCCTTGTGTGCGGGACAGTGCCCGGCAGTGACGGCTCCGGAAAGTGTGTCTTTCAGTGCAGGGGATTGGGAACCCCTCGCAGTGTGCCGTTCTGGTGAGAGGCCGGAGGGGCGTTGTTGGACGGGTTCAGTCGCCCCGCTGCCCTTAAGGCAGCGGGTTCAGCCTCGCCAAGCTGCCCGGCGAGCCTGTAACTGGCGGTACTCCGCAGTGTCCTCGAAGTACATACCCTTGGTGCGGCGCAGTTCCGCCACGGCACGTCCGTAGTCCGAGGGCGAGAGCGCACCCCCAGATGGGGCCGCAGTGCCTCGGGCCGCGTCCGGCTGAATCGCCGCCGCCGTGGGGGCGTACGTCGTGCCGTGCGCGCTGCGGTACTGATTCACCAAGAACGTGGCCATCGCCTCAGCCATCAATCCCCCCTGCGCAAGGGCCGCGTTGGCGGCGTCCTTCTCGTGCGGCTCGGCGTTCTCGCTGGCCCATGCCAGCGTGTTCACCCACAGGGCTTCGTCACCGCCTGCGGCTTGCACCACAATTTTCTGGACTGCCTGCACCTTCTGCGCTTCACGGGTCTGCATGTCCTGCCAACCCTTCTCGGCCAGCGCGACGTACGCCTCGTAACCTTGAACACCCTTCTCGGCCAGCACCGCCGTGATCGGCCCGAAGTCGCCCTGCATGGCGGCGACCATAACAGGATGGTCCGGCCCCAGCCCGTGCTTGCCCGCGAAGGCCAGCGCCATATCCAGACTGTCGTCGCCGGTCGCCTCGTACTCGACGGCTTCGCCGAACGTGGCAGGCGCGTCAGCGGATGCGGGCGATGGGGTAGGCGAGGGGGTGGGCGATGCGTCGGGTGCGGACGGCTGGGCAGAAGCCGGGTCGGCGGGAATCTCCGTCCCGACTGGCGTAGTGGGGGTCGGTGCGGCTGTCTGTTGTTCAGCAGCGGTTGATGTATCTTGCGTAATGGTATCTTCCATGCGGTTCCTATCGGGTTACATTACCGGCCACGGCGGACGCCACGGGCCGGGCCACTTGCTGCGCCAATTGCGCGGCTTGCTCGTTCTCCAAGTCCTGCTGCTGCTCTTCGGGCGTCTTGATGTACAGCGACGGGTCTACCCCGCGTCCGGTGAAGACGGCGTTAGCGAGCGCGTCCAGCTTCAACACGAACATCATCTGCGGCGGCATCGCGCCGATCGCGGCCAAGTCCTGTAGGCAGAGTTTCAGGTTGTCCAAGTCACCATTACGTGACAGCGCATCCAGCCCAGTAATGATGGTCGGTTCAATCTGGGTGCCTTTCAGGTCTACCTTGATTTCTTTCAGCAACCAGTACGCAATCGGTAACTGCAAGTCCACCGCCAGCCGCGAGTACACGCCGCCTAACGAGGTTTCTAGCTCGTTGGCCTGCATGCGGATTTCTTCCGCCGTGACGCGCTCGGCGTCGCGCACGACCACAGAACCAATGAGGAACAAGTTCCCCAAGCGCGTGACGTACTTGGCATTGGCCGCCCCAATCTGTTGCAGCGACGCAGCGGTTCCCGTGACCAGCGGCACAATATCGCCTTCCATGCCGGGCAGCGCCGCGCCGTTATCGCTCGCCTCCAAGTCCTCGGGCTTGGTGACGCCTGCCGGGTTGACCAGCCAGCGGAATTGACTGGCGAGTACCGCCGCCTCGACCTCCGCTTGCGACAGCGCGGACAGCGCCGCGAAGTCGCCCGCCGCCTGCTCGACCAGTCCCGTGCCGTAGTCGTTGTCATCGTGCAGCTCCCACGTGAGTGCCCGGTACGGCAGACTGTTGTCGTCGTACCGGCCCTCGAACTCGCGGCCTTCGAGCGGGAATTCGTCCACGTGCTGAGTCTCCACGTAGCGACCGTCCGTATAGCGGATGTCGGTGTAGTGCGACACCGTGGGGGCACGGCTGTCCGCATTACGCAGGTGCGTCTGGTACTTGCTGCTCTTGGCAAGAAGTTGCTGCTGCGCCGCCTCGGTTAGCTCGTCGAACAGGACGTCTTCCTTGACAATCAACCGGATGACGCGGCCTGACTGCGAGCGCTTGACCACGTAGCGCTTGATGCCCACGGCCCGCACGTTGTCCTTGAGTATCAGCAGGCAGTTCCCGGTGACGATCATTTGCTTCAAGGCAAGGTACAACTCGGGACGCGCCGCCTTCTGGTCCAGTCGCCGGATGGCAGATTTCTCGCCTACTGCCATCGCTGACTGGAATTGCGTGGGGTCGAACCCGGTCTGGGCTTGCAGTTGCTGCATGATGGCGTACGGGACGTCTAACCGAAAGAACGGACGCGACGGCGCAAAGAGCGCCAGCATCAGCTTGTTGGTCAGGTTATTCAGGCCCTGTGCGCCGACCGATTGGTAGTCGGTTTGTAGCTCGTCCTGCTTCTCGTTATAGCCTTCTGGCGGGCAGAGTACCGGCAGCGTGTACGCGGCGTACTTCTCGCAGCGAGCAATCAGGCCACGCCGCTCATTGTCCATCTGCATCCATGCATGTCTGACATTCATGCGATTCCCCGGTTATAGGCCGATGCCCATGCCACCGTTGGCACCGCCCAAGCTGCCACTACCGCCAGCGCGGTACTTGCGCCGGGGGTTAGGGTCAGAAGCCGTTGCGGCATCAATCTTGGTCTCGGGGGCTTGCGCATTCTGCCGCTCCTGCTCGCGTAGCTTGCTGGCAAGGTTGGCCTGGTTCACAGCGTGCTGTTGCGCCTGTGCCGCACCCTGCGCTTGCTGGTTAGCGAGGTTCGCTTGGGACTCCGCCGCCCGCCTGATGGCGGCGGCCTGTGTCTCTGCCGCTCTCATGGCGGCGTTAGCCTGCGCTTCTGCCCGCTTTGCTGCCTCCTTTGCTTGTCCCCGTCCCCCGTCCGTCACCAACCACTCCACAGGGGTAGCTACCGGATTCACGGCTTTCTTCGCGACCTTCTTCGCTTTGCCCATTAGATTTCCTTATGAAATTCCGCTGGCGCTGTCTTGAACCCCAGCTTCTGATAAACGCGCCCGAGCCGTTCGTCGTCGGCCCCGTGTGTGCCGACGTGAATGCCCACGCAACCGTGGTCCCGTGCGATGCGCTCCATCTCGCGCACCACACTGCGCAGGCTGTTACCGACCTGCTGGGTGATACGTAGAACCAGCGTCTCTTGAAAGAACAGCGTGCCGGGGTCTAGCCAACCTTCTGCGAAGTGATAGGCCAGCAGGTAGTCACCAATAATCACTACCGTGTCCTCTTCCAGCAGGCGCGCCAGCAATTCCGTGGCGGTGACTTCAGCGTGTGCGGCCAAGGCGCGACCACGGGCAATCATGCGGTCGCGGTGATTGCCCACCGCAGCAAGTGCGACGGGTAGGTCCTCCTCGGTGAGTTCCCTAGCCGTCGCCAATGGTGTACCCCTCCCGCAAGGCTTTCAGCACGGCTTGAACGCCAAGCTGGTAGCCCGCCATCAAGTCGCTGGTCGTGTTGGTCACTACCGGAGGCGGTAGCTGCTGCTCTAGTCGCCGGTATTGAACCGGGTCGAGCCGTATAACTTGTTCTGTCATGGCAACCTTTGAGAATTGTTCTTTCAGGGCAGCGTTACCCGCCGCATCACGCGAAGAAGTACGGCGAGTGCAGCACGTCCCGGATAGCCAGCGTCCCAGAAACAGGCGGCGCAGGTAGTCCTTCATAGTGATCACGGAACCACGCCAGCGGTTGATACTCTTCATACATCCTCACGAAAGTTCCCCGGATAGCACGGGCAAGCGCCCCGGCGTCGGCGGCATGGGTGCCGTAGTCATCGTGAATCATCGCCAAGGAATCAATACCCAGCCGCTTGGCTTCCAGCACGGTCAGCACAAGGTGCGCAGCGTCCATGCTGTGAACGAAGTTCGGGCTGATTCCGTTCTTATGGCGATTCTTGTGCGGACGGTCCGAGGCGTGCGCCACCTTGATCTGTACGCCACCCAGCAGCATGGAATTGATGCGCATGATGTCAGGCTCGAAGTACGTCTGCACCACAGGGAAACCGCTGGGGGTTGTCCAACGTATCTGGTCCAGTCCCTGTGCCAGCAACTTGCCCGCGCATTGACGCAACCACGCCATCGCCTGTGTCGCCGCCACCACGACCTCGCCAATGGCCGCCCAAACCAACCGGGAGATGAAGTTCGCTGCCCGCATATGATCGGCAGGCGCGAACTCGGGGGCTTCCCCACGGTTCAGGTAATCGTCCACGATGAACTGCGCGCACGAGAACCGGGTCGCGCCGTACGGCAGCGTCATGACCGAGCGCTTGACTAGCTTGCGGCTCACGCCGTGCGCTTGCCACGTCAGCGCGACTGCCCGGTCCGTATCGGATAGCGATTCCATGTCCAGCGCCGCCAGCTTGCCCGACACCACGTCGGCGACCTGCTGGTAGATGTCGCCGGGCTTGTCCGCCGGGACTAGGTTCGTCGCGGCACCGCCTACTTCATCCCTGAGCATGGCCGAGAAGTGCTGTAACCCGTTGCACGAGCCGTCCATGCCGACCGGCAGGTGCGAGACGAAGGTGCCGGGGTCCCGTCGCCACGCCGCGTACTCCTTGCACCACGCCAAGAACTGCAACGGCTTGTCGGCCTGCGCCCAACCGTCGTGGGAGAGCGGGTCATCGGCCATCGCCATGATGTGCAGGTGATTCTCGTGCACCCACTGGATACGTTCTGCGAACGGCACCTTGTCCACGCCGAAGCGATTAGCGCCGTTGATCAGGAACCAGTCTTGCGCCTCCTTATCCGCCAGCGGCTTGCCGTCGGCAAATCGCAGTAGCGCCCGCTGTAGGTCACTGCCCTGGGGGTTCACGCCGGTTGTCACGGCGTACAACCGTCCTCGGAAGTCCGCCTGGTACAAGAAGTAAATGGCGTCGTACTGACGGAACCGTTCAGCAATCGCAGTGGCGTACCAGAAACGCTGGAACTTGGTACGGCGGCATCGCTGGGCAGTGTGCCAATCCCGCATGACGCGCTTCCACTGCACGAACTCCGCCTTCTGCGCCTCGCTCATGCCCGCGCTGGTGATGTCGCCCGTCAGCCAGCCGGGCTTGGCAGGCGGCACCGTGTCGGCGTGCTGGATAACTTCGCCAGTCTCTAGCTTGGCGGCGACCTGCCTAATGGTATCGAGCATGTCCGCGTTGATCTGCCAGCGCACAGTTTGCAGCGCGTTCATCGCCGCCCGGACCTTGGAGAGATCAGCATGGCGGTAGATGTCCAGCAGCACCTTCTTCCGGGCACGCGGCGCGGCGATGCAGTACGGGGCCAGTCTGCGCATGGACGCGGTGTGGTAGCCGCCCCGGTCGAACGCCGTCCAGTTGCGCGGTGGCTCTACAAAGGGCAGGTGCACGGGCATCAGCATTGCCGCCATCTCCTTGATGTTCGCCACCACGGCCAGCGCCTCGTCGGTGAATGCGGCCATGAAGTACTCGCGCACGCCTCCGCCAAGCTTAACGGTCTTACGCCGCATCACGGTCAGAAAGCCCAGCGCCCGTAGGCACTCGACCAGCCAGCCGCCGACCTGTTCGCGCTCGCCTGCGGTCCACTCGGGTAGCGCGATGCCTTGCTGGCCTGCGGTATGGTGCACGACGCGGTACCTGTAGCGACCGTCACGGCTATGGCGGCTGTCTATGTCATGGGCGATCTTCCAGTACAAATCCTCGTCGGCGTGTTCGACAACCGCCAGGACTAGTTCCCGGTACAGCGCGGTACCTACTGAACGGGACAGTTTCCGTGCATCCAGTTCCCCCTTGCTCGCCATGACTGAACACAACACCGTGTTCATACCGACGAACGCCACGCTGGCCGGGTCCAGCGCTTTGAGTAAGCCCACGTGGGCCTTGCGCCGTCCCGGTTTCTTGGTCGTGGCGACGGCCTGCGCGATCATCTCGATCAGGGGCAGCAGGTAGCGCCGGTACAGCGGGCGAGCGTACGGGGTCGTGTCGGCCCGCCCTGCGGCCTCGTTCTCCATCATCTGGCGCAAGGCCCGCTCACGGCCCCGGCAGTGTAGCTCTTGCTCCAATGCAGCTTGAGGGGATTCAGGTGGGGTAGTGGGTTCAGGCGGCGCGTCAGTCACCGGTGTACCCTCCCGCCTTGATGCGCCAGGCGAGTGCCTGCGCGCTTGCCCGCAGCGCCTCCTTGTCGCCGTCGTTACGTAACCGCAAGAACGGGACGCCAGCATCGGCAGCGAGCGTTAACTGCGCCGCTAGTCGCTCGCTCGCATGGTTGTTCACGGGCAGTACCCCCGGGCGCGTGACGATCACGGGCGTGTCCAGGACCGCCAGTTCTTGCTCGAACCGGCAATCCGGTACCAGCACAATGCCCGGCGCAGCGCGCCACCGTGCTACGGCGAGTTCTACCCACAGGTTCCGATGCACGCGCTGGCCGCCCTCCGTGCCGAGTACCTGCATGAACTCCCGAGGCGACAGACAAATGTCAGTGCCTCCGAATCCCTCGAACGTGAACCGGGCCAACGCCTCCATCGTGAAGGCGTACAACTCGGCCCGTTCATGCTCGAACAGCCGGTTGCCCAGGACCTGGTCGATACCGTGCTGGAAAGCATCGCAGAACCCGTCCAGCGTGAAGGTGCACTGCACCTCCTTGCGCCGACGGTCGTAGGGGTCAAGGCGCACAATCTGGCTGATTCTCCGGATGGGATCAGCGAAGCTATCAATGCGCGCCTCCTGCCCATGCCCCCGGAACTCGTCCTGCATGGCGGCAGCCGCCGTGTCCTTGCCTGCCCCGGCCAAACCAATGAATCCAATGATTCGCTCTGCCATTCAATTCCTTTCAGTTAATCAGCAGGTTCTTGCGAACCTCTTTGCTGTTCTGTGTCAGCCGCCCGCGTGACCAGCCGCCGCAGTCGCGGCACTGGTAGCGCTGGTACTTGCTGGTTTGGGTGAATACGTGGCCGCGCCGCTGGACGTGGTGGCTCCCGCACTTCGGGCAGGTGGCGCGCTCCGGGTCTACGTAGGCCGCCACGTTCGGGTGGCCTCCTATCCACGGTCGCAACTTGATGTACAGGGCCTCCAAGGCCCGCACGTCCTGCTCGTTGTAGGTGCGCATGGCCTTCCATGCTGCGGGGTTGCCCTTCAGGCACTCCGCCCATAGGGAGAAGCCGGGGAACTCCGCGTGCTCGTCCTTCTTCTCCTCAGGGCAGAGCAAGTCCGTCAGTGCCACAAGCCGGTTGCTGGTGAAGGCGAACTCCTTACGCGCCTCCACCAGCGTGTCCACAACCTTGAAGGGGGATGGCGGTGGCATGCCGTTCAGGATGAAGCGCGCCTTGATCTTGCGCACATCGAACTTCTTGCCGTTGTGCGCCACCACGATGTCGGCGGCATTGAGCAACTTATGCAGGTGCGCCATCAAGGCGCGGTCGTCCTCAATGTCCTGCTTGCGCGACTGGTCGTGGTACATCACGGTGGACTCGCCCAACCACTTGGCAGCGAAGGCGAGGATGTACCAATCCGTGCTGATCTGGTCCCAGCTTACGTTCTCCTTATAAGTGCGCCAGACGTAGGCCAGCACGGGTGCGGTCTCGATATCCAGTACCAATGTTCTGGGTGCAGTCAATGAGCCTCCTTGGCTTTGCGACGAGCCGCACGGGCACGTGCGCACCGAATCTCGCGCTTCTCGTCGTCGGTTCGATAAGTGGGGTACTTCAGGCCGCTGGGGTGCGCGGCGTGGTGTTGCAGGTAGTCGTGAACGCTGGCGAGGAAGGGCAGCGGGTCCACGTCGCGCCCAGTGCGGCGTGTCCAGTTCTCTACCTTCCCCAGTACCACGTTGCACCAGCGGTGCAGCACGGCCCGCACGTCACCCGTAGCGTGGTCGTGATCAAGTACGATGTCGTCGCCCAGCGGTCGCCCGCACAGGGGGCACTTACCCTGCTGTTCCTTCTTGAGCTTCGCCCGCACGGGCTTGAGCATGGATGCCGTCAATCTCTGCACGCATATCCTTGACTCGTTTAATGAGGCGTTTCGCGGCAGCTTCTATCTCCGGGGTGCGCGGCACCACGCGCAAGAAGTCGTGGATGTAGGCCGCCTCGCTGCCGCGCAACCACAGGAGTGCCGATTGTTCAACCAAAGCGTCTGCCCACATCGCGTCATAGGTTCCCCGGTACAGGCGACTCACAACCTCGAAGGCTTCACCATTACCCGTCGTCCCGGCCAGGTACTTCGCCGCCGTCTTCTCGCCGCAGAGCTTCCCCTCGGCACGCGGCAGTCCCGGGATGTTGTCCGCCGCGTCGCCCGCGAGCATCTGCAACCAGAACCACTTGTGCCCGTACACCAGCCCGTTCGCGCCGATTAGCTCGTAGCTGCCCTCCGGCACCTCGGTCAGGGTGTAGTCGTGGAAGTCGATATGCAGACCCGCGAGCATGCGCATGTCCTTGTCCGGCGAGGCGATCACGGTATTGCGCACCGGGTCCTCGATCTGCCAACTGGACAGCGCCATGCCGTCGTCGGCCTCGCGGTCGCGCCACTGCACCACACTGAATAGTCCGCCGTCGTAGTCCTCTAGGTACCCGCGCAGCATCTCCCAGTTCACTGGTCGTCCCGCGTGCGTGCGCTGTTGCTGGTACGGCTTGACCGTGGCAATCAAGTACCGCTCGCCTTTGCTGCCGCCCGGCATGGAAAGATGCACTTCGGCCCACATGCTGCCACTCATTTCCATTAGGGCCTGCACCTTGTCGCGCACATTCTGGCGGGCGATGCCTGGCGGGCACTCGGCACCACCCGCGCAGCGGTAGGCGAGATAATCGCCATCCACGTGCACGGTGCGGCCAGCGACCACATCAGGGACAATCACGCGAGCCTGGGGGCAGGATTCAGCGGCAACCGCAGCAGCTTTAACCAACCAATCAGGCTTGTCCATCAGAACGGGATGTCGTCGCCGTCGAGATCGGCCAGCGGGTCATCGTCGGTTGCTTCAACCTTGACAGACGGGGTGGCTTCCTTGGCGACAGGCTTCTTGGCGGCGGGCTTGGCAGGCGGCGTCTCGTCCTGCCCGTCAACGTCGCCCAGTGCCCCCTCTTCCAGCAAGCGATGCATGGGCGAGTCGATCCAGTTCAGCGCGGACTTGATCTTGTTCTGGATGGCGTTCTTGCTGCGGGCAGGGCTGACGATCTTGCCGTTGTCGTCGCGCCGCTCGGGGTACTCGCCGTCGATATAAATACTCGCCCACTGCTCCGTGTCCGGGTTGTCCCACAGGAAGAGTTTCAGTTCGGTCAAGGGTTCGGCTACCTTGACAGGTTTGACCACGACGTCGCCGGTCGCATCATCCAGCACTTCCACCACGGGTGGGGCGATGCTGTAGCCGTCGTCATTGCGCAGGCCCGCGTGTACGCGCTTCTTGCCGTTAACCTCGTACTCACGGTGGTACACGCGGCCCCGGTAGGCGTTGCCGAGTAACTCGGCGAAGTGTGTGGCACTCCCTGCGTAGTTCATCTTGTTGAAGAGCTTGACGATGTTGGCTCGGACATGGCGCGAGTCCGTCTCGGTAACGGTCATACGCACCGGCACGCCGTCTTTGGCCGGGTAGTTCTTGCCGGATAACTCGAAGACGAGCTGGATTTGTTTCACTCGCTTGGTGTCGTCCTTGAATTGGCGCTCGTGTTCGCCGATCTCGAAGTACCCGACGAACCGCAGGTTGCACGGCCCGGCAGCCGGGGGCTGGTAGCCGTCGCCGCCGCCTTCAGTCGTCTTGGTGAAATCCTTGCCCGTGGCGCGGGCCTTCTCTTGCAGTTTCTTGATGTCAATTGCCATGATGTTCCTTGTGTAGAGTTCAGTACTGTCAAGCCGCCGAAGGCGTGGGGATTTTTCCGGCAAGGACGGTCAGACCTTTCGCGGTCACGCGCAAGGCGGCGCGGAAATCCCCGGTGCGGGTGTACTTGTTGAAGAACGGCGTCAGCTTGTGCGCCAACCAGCCGCGCTCAAGCTTGTCCTGATAGCCCAGCAGGTACCCCTTGCCGCCGCTGCGGTACACCCAGCCATTAGTGAGCAACCAGTCCACGAGCTTGCCCGGCCCGACGCCCAGCGTCTTGGCGGCGGGACGGATGAGATAGGTATCGGCGGCTTCCGAGATGCGGTCGTAGACTTCTACCTTCGGGGCCTGTTCGGCGACCTGGTGCACCAACACCAGCCGCTCCCGCTCGGCATCCATGGCGATCTGCATCAACTGCATGCGGGTCAGGTTCCGGGGGTCTAGGGTGACGGCCTTGGCCTGCCGCTCGCATTCGATGAAGTACTGGCGGGCTTGCTTGCCTTTGGCGTTCTTCTCGACCATGGATAACTCTTTCGCCATGTCGAGGGTCAGGTGATAGTCGATGCTCGGACGGCCTCCTTGCGGGTTTTCGCTCGTTTTGGCGAAAACTACAAAGTCTTGATTTTCAAGGAATCCGTACTTGTCGATACGTGCCTTTATCCAGTTCGAGAAGTCCTTGCCGACCTCCAAGAACGCATGCAAATCCCGTGCGTTGACGGTCTGCACCGCCGTGTCAGCGATGGTCGATTGGTTGATGCTGATCAATGCTTTCATGCTGGGTTCCTTTATTAAGAGATGCTTGACTTCGTTGCTTCCCACGAAGGGGTGTGCCTGCCTATGAACTTGGCCCTCAACCACGGGCGCAGTGCTGCGACCGCTTTACCGAACACGGGGTCTTCGATCTTGTCTTCCTCCATCATGGATACGCCCTGCACGGTGTCGCTGGGCACCCCGATGGGTAGCTTCCACTTGAACCACCACTCCATGAAGGTGCTGGCCTCCTCCATGCAGCAGTGCAAGAGCGCCGCCGCCTTCGCCCGCACGCTCTCGTGGAAGTCGCCGTACTCCGCGTCGTGCACTTGGTTGACCAAGAGCGCACGGCCAGCGAAGTTCCGGTAGTGGTAGAACGCCCGCACGCTCAACCACATCGCCGCCTTGGCCCATTCGCCGCCTTCGCCCTGCACCACGTAGTTCTTGATCTCCGTGGGGGAGAATGCGGTCAGCTTGCCCTTGCCCAGTAGCCACGCGGGTGCGGGTTGCTCCCAGTACGTGTAGACCTTGCCGTCCGGCGTCGTGCTGTGCGAGCGCCCTAGCTGCACGGTCAGACCGCGCTTCTCGGGATGCTCAATGTGCCGATTGGTGGGTTCACGGTTACGGGCAATGGTCTGGGTCAGGCGTTCGTAGAACACCTCGATCTCCGGGTACCGTGCGTTCTCCGCGTCCACCAGCGCCTGCACCTCGTCCTCGGACATGCCGGTACTCTCGGCAATCTTGGCTACGCCCGCGCCGTAGGCCCGCTGGAAACTGAACACCTTGGCCTTGGTGCGCTTGTAGTCCCAACCCGGGTCGTTCTCGACCTTGCACAACCGGAACACTTCCTCGTAAGGCATATGTTCCTTGGCCGCCAGGCGCACGCAGTGCATATCCTTGCCCGAAGCCAGGTCCGCAACCAACTGCGGGCACTCGGTCAAGATGGCCTGTATGTAGACTTCAAGCGAAGAGAAGTCCGACTGCACGATGCTGCCGTCTTGCCCGAACCGGGAGCGGAAGAGCGTCTTCACGTCCGATTTCTGACCCTTGGATAGGTTCTGCAAGTTCGGGTTGCTGCTGGATAACCTGCCGGTCACGGTGGACGTGTGGTTCAGCCCGTGGTGAATGATGGAGTCGGGTTGAACCAGCGTGAGCATGCCTTTGGAGTTGCCGTCATCGTCCGTGGTGATGAAGTACGTTCCCAAGTCTTTGCTCATGGCCTGCACGTCGGATAAGGCATTAAGGAACGGGATGTCGCGAGACCCCAGTTCCTTGATGACGGCATCCGCCGTGGAGTACGTGCCGTCCGCCGCCTGCCACTTGGGGTCAGGTGCCGTGAAGCCGTCGAAGCGGTACGCATGGTCTTCTATCCGGGTCTTCGGCCCGCGCTCGATGTCGGGCACTTTGACCTTCTTCGTCTTCGGCTCGCCCTTGTTCTTGCCGCCCGCGTAGCGCTGGTACTGGTCTAGCGTCTCGGCGGTCGGCGGCTCAACGGTCGTGCTGCCGTCAGCCAGCAGGTAGTGCAGCGCGTCGGTCTGGTAGTACAGCGGTTCACCGGCAGCGTCCTTGACCGGTGCGCGTGCCCGGTACTTGACCGGCCCGCCGAAGATAAGCGCGGATTTGTGGTGACGGCTGGCCCAGTTGAACTCGAACGGCAGGTCGGCGGGCAGGTACTGCGATAGTTCCTGTACGCCCGCGTCCAGCTTGGTCTTGAGGTCGCCCGCCAGCTTGAATCCCAGGTCCTTGTCCACATACATGCCGTTACGCTCGGCCTCAATGGTGAAGAGGAGCGCACCCATGTTCAGCAGGATGCTGCGGAGCTGGTCGCGCTCCTTCGCCTTCTGCCACTGCGCCAAGAACACCAACTCGGTGTTGCCGATGTCGCCGTGCTGCCAGTTACCGTGTCCATCCTCATCGCCCAGCAGGTAGCGCATCAGCAGGTCTTCGGGAATGTCCACGGTATCCACGCCTTGCTGCCACAGCGTTTTGACTTCATCGAACTTGATGTTGCCGCCGTAGACGGGGGCGATTTCGTCCAGCGAGAGCATGTGCGCGGTTTGCTCCATGCCGCGCAGCAGGTACTCGGCTAACTGGGTATCCCAGACCATTCCGCCTTTGGCTACCCAGTCCATCCATGCGGGCAGGTTCGTATCGGGATGGCTGTTGGGGTTCGCCAGTGCGTACAGCAGGTCGAACTTGATGTTCTGGCCTACCAGCACGCGGGTGCCGGTCAGGTGCTGCGTGAACCAGTCGGTAGGCAGCGGCTGGCGTCCGTAGTACTCCCCCTCGGAGCGGTTCAGTGTCTCGCCGCCCACGGTGCCACTGGCGTACCCTTGCGCCACCACGCGGTTCTGGTCGGAGAACGGGCTGGCTTTCCTCTTGTACTCGCTGTGCGTGGTAGTCTCGATGTCCCAGACGCGGTACTTCATGGCCCGCCTCGGGCAGCGTTCCTTGTCATGATGTGCATTCCAGTCATCCTTCAATCTCCGGGTCTTTAAAGAGTGATCGGGGGCCGTCGAACAGCACTTCGCGCCGGGGGTCTTGGGGGCCGCCGTCGCGTCGCTTCTTGTTCTTCGGTAGGGAAATGAATCGGGTATTAGCGAGTTGCGGGTCGTGACTGCGCCCCAGCATCAGGACGAAATCCGCCGCCCCTGCCTTGCCGGTGCGGCTATTAGCCAACATCGCCATGCTCGGGTAGATCGCGCCGTCGGCCTCGGCGTTAAGCTGGCTGGTAGCCAGTACCGCGCAGTCGTACTTGACGGCCCAGACCCGCGCCCGCTGGTACAGCCATTCCAGTATCTGGTCGGTGCGGGTGCCGCTGTTGTGTGCCACGCCGTCGGCCTGCACGTTGTCCAGCATGTCGATGACCACGATGGCCGGGTTGCGCGCTTTTACGATGTCCTCCAAATCGGACATGGCGTAGTCGTGCACGTCATAAATGGCGATGGATTCCCGCCCGCCCAGCGCTGCCACGTACTCCGTGTACAGGGTGCCCGCCCGCTTGAGGTCGATCAGTTCGCGGGTAGTCCTGCCCAGCGCGGCGTTATAGCAGCGGTGTTTCAGGCGCTGGCCCGGCCCTTCGTTATTGAAGATGACGATGCTTCGTGCCTGTCCCGGCCAAACGGTGTCGAGCTGCGGCGCGAAGTGCGTTAGCTCGCTAGCCAAGAATGAAGACTTCCCGCTGTCTACCCGCGCCGCCAGGATTCCGAAGTCGCCGCCGCGCAATGGCCGCATGGATTCGTTCAGGCAGGACAAACGCCAGTGCAGGCCGGTGTCGTGTTCATCGGCTTCGATGATGTCCTCGATCTTGTCGCGCACCTTGGGATGCTCCTTGCGCCGCGTCACGAAGTTCTCGTGTTCGTCGTTGATTCTCCGCAAGCTGGCGGTCAGGTCGGCTTCGCCCCCCTCGAAGTCTTCCAGCAACGTCCAAAGCTTCGCCGCCGTGCGTACCGCCACCAAGCGTTCAAGAATCCCGTCGGCCACGCCAGGCGCGGGGTCCTGATCTAATTGCTTGAATCTGGCCTTGTACGCGGCGACCTGTTCGGGCTTGAGTTTCGGGTGCAGCAGCGCGAAGTACGTCCCGAAGGTTGCGGGGTCTATCACGTCGGCGGCAGGGTGCGCGTCGAAGTACTTCCCGTAGTCCCGCAGAATGATGCGTGTGGTCTCGTCTATGCCTTGCTCGGGCACCGAGCGGTACAACTTCTCGTATCTGTCACGGGTCTTCAAGAGCCGCAACAAAGTTAGGTCTAAGGGCAAGCGATAATTCCCTCCTTGATAAGCGTTTCGGGTCTCGGTCACTCTGGATGCACCGTGCTGGTACCCCACACAGTGCTAGTCGCCGCGTGATGTCCCGTGCCGCCCGCTGGCCTGCCGTGTCCGGGTCCATCCAAACGGCAACGGGTGCGCGGCGATCCAGAAGTCGCGCCAGGACGGCGTCAGTCAGGTTCGTCCCCAGTAGCGCCCACGCCTCCGCCAACTGCCCGACGCGGAAGGCGGACAGGATGTCTTCTGTGAGTACGATTCCTGGGCCGTGGCCGTAGGTCGCTACCAGCGCTGACTTATCTACCGGTGGGTTGATGTACTTGGGCCGTTTGCTGGTTCGTGTCCAGTCCGGGTCTCGCGCCTGCCAGTAGACAATCTCGCCGTCCTGCACGACTGGTAGGACTACCCTGCCTGAAGTTGCGTGCCAGTACGCCCCTAGCTGGGCGATTTCCGGCTTGCCGATGCCTGCCCGGTACAGCCACGCGGCGGCGGCAGGCGGCCAAGTATCCACGTTGGTATCAATCGGCTCCGGCAGCAGTACGCTGGCCCCGATGATGCCGTCCTGGTGGGCTTGTGCCTTGCGTCGTGCGATGCGTTCCGCCAGCGAGGGTGCAGGCTTCGGCACCCATCCGTGATCGTCGCATCGGAAACAGAAAGCGGCCCAACCGTCCGCCTTGTTCGACACTACCAACGTGCGCCCGCCGCCGCAGTCATGGTCTACCCGGCGACGGCTACCTTCCGGCGTCGCTTGCGCCGCCGCGATCCAGCCTTCGGGGGCGAGCATGGAGATGGGGTTACGCTACCGCGTCCGGGCAGATATTCCACACCTGTACGCGGCGTGCGTGCGCGGCGAGCCGCTTTGCCTTCTGCGTCAGATGACTGGGCTGTATCAGCCCGACGCGTACGGCCTTCTTGGGCAGCGCGCCCCACGCGTTCCGGTGCACCGGCTCCGGGCATCGCCCGCTTGCGCGGAATTCGTCCATCGTTACCCCGAGCCGCCCGGCCTTGTGCACCTCGGCTAGCCATCCCCGTAGTTCGTGCAGCGCGTGGCTCAACCACGCGGAACCCGTGTGCCGCAAGGCGCTGTTCTGTCCAATCGTTTTCAGGGCATCCCCTGTTCCCATCGTCATAGTCATCTTGCTCCAATAAGGCGTAGCCGATTCCCGTACCGGCGTATCCGTCTTGTTCCAGTTGATGCAGCGCCACGTCCACGGGCATCGTGGTAACGTTAATACCGTGGTCGGCGTACAAGTCGTTCAGCGGGCGGTACGTCATGCCGCCACGTCGATCAGCGTGATTTCAGCCTCCGTCGCGTCCCAGCAGAGATCGGCATGGTCCCTGGCCTTGAAGGCGCGGTCCTTCATCACATTGGCCCGCTCCTGAGCGCCTTCTGCCTCTGACAGTAGGCGGTCGGCGAACCGTGTTCTCGCGTGCGCCACGTAGAGCAACGTGGCGATGTGTGTCTCGCGGGCTTTCCGGTACAAGGCGCGGGTAAGTCTGGTTAGTCGTGCCACAGGAATCCTTGTAGTGCAGTGAAATGGTTGCAGTGAAATAGCTGCCTGAAGTTGCCTGCCTGAAGTCAGGCGGAGCGCTAACTCAGTTCGTGGGCGATGTGCCGCAACATGGGTGACAGGCTTTGGATCACCTGTCGTCCGTCTGCCTCCCCTTTCTCGCCTTTGAATACGTACGCGTGCTGCGTCCCGTCTGGCGTGTAGAGGACTTCGATAGGCGGGTAGTCAATGAGGCCGTAGCGGGTCAATACCCCCACGCTCCGCTCTACATTGTCATGATGTATCCCCAGCATCAGGGCCATTGCCCGGCTGTTAAAAAGCGGGACAGGTGCGCAGGGTGTAGCGTTCGAGTCAGTCATTGTGTAACTCCTTGATTTGATGGGTTGTGAAAACCGTATGTGGTACATTCCATACGGTCAGTAAAGAGGAGACCGGCCTATGACAACGCCCGATTCCACTTTTAATGCGCAACAGGTTCTTGACGCCTTGGTATCGGCAGGCATTGACTCGCAGCATGCGCAGGTCATCGCATCCGCGATACGGCAAGCGCACGATGCCGCCTACACCGCAGCACTGAAGAAGACTGCTGCGTTACAGGACGTCGTGGAAAAAATCCGCAAGCAAATTGCGCAGGGTAGCTAGAGCGGCGAACTTGCCTGAAGTTACGCCGCCGCCGTACGGACGGCTTCCCGTGCCAGCGTCATCAACCCACGAGGCGTAACGCGTAGTGCGGCGGCGACCTCGTTCATTTGAGTACGGCGATTGAAGAAGGGTGTTAGCTTGTGCGCTAGCCATCCCTTATCGATTTTGTCCTGGCGCGCCAGCAGGTGCCCCTTGTCCGCGTGTCGGTACGCCCATCCATGAGTTAGCATCCACGTGACTAGCTGGCGCGGCCCCATGTCAAGGACCTTGGCAGCGGCGCGCACTAGGTACGTGCCTGAATCCTCGACGATGCGATCGTAGACTTCTACCTTCGGCGTTTGCTCGGCGACCTTGTGTTCCAGCGCGAAAGCCTTGTCGGTCATGTCGGCGGCCAGGCGCAGCGCTCCGGAGTAGTCTTGCGGGATGTTGAAGGCCCCCAGCGCCACCGCCTGTTCCAGCTCCTGCCAGCGGTCTACCAGGCGGGCAGTGAATTCAGGCGATAACTGCGCAACAACGACGATGGAATCGCGCTTGCCTTGTTCGCCGGTGAAGCGGTACGCGGTTGCCGTTTCCTGCCGCCGTTCACGCTGGATTTTGACTTCCTCAATTTGAGGGAGTGAGATAATCCCTTGATTTGCCAGCGTTTCGATAGTGCGCCGTACGTTATCATGGCGCTTTTCTACCAGCCCCGCAATTTCGAGGCTGGTCATGGAGGAAGCCGTTCCGGGTTGAGTTACCAATTGCAATGTGGTCTCCTTAGATTCAAGGTAGGGAACTAGGCGGGCATACCGGCCCGCCTAGCGGTTGTGCAGAGTTAAGCGGTGGCTTCCTGAAGTTCAGGCTCTTCCTCGTACGGAACCTCGCCAGTAACGCTCGTTCGTAGGCTCATTACCGCGCCTTCAAACTCAGGCGTGCCCGTGATCGTGATGCGAGCTCCTAATTTCTCGGCGCAGGGTTGAAAGATCACGTAACCGCGCCCGCTACCTTCGTTCGCCTGCCGCAAGGTATCGGCAGCCTTTTCAAACAGCGCCAGATACTTCCAATCGAATTGCATGGCGTCTTCCGGTCTACGCGGTCGCGGTATCAGTACTCGCGGATAGTCCGGATACTTCCCAGGCTCGCTAGTGAATGTGTGCGACACGTTGCCGATGGTTAGACTGGCGCTTGAGCCTTCGGCGGCGGTCCCTGTTCGCCAGCTCACGGTAACGGGGAAACTCATTACCTTTTTTGAAAAACCTTTAACAGCCTGCAAGAAGGCGTCAACGGCGTCATTCGGCAGGATGATTTCCGGCAGGCCGTCGAACACCTCATCGCGAATCACGCCTAGATAGTGCCCGTTCGTGGCGACTAGTCCGCCACGGGATATTGCAATGCCTTTCAGGTAGTGGCGTACGTCCTTTTTGGGGGCGAATACCCGGATTGCGGCAAGCCAAGCCAGCGGGAAGGACACCTCGTGCATGATCGAGTCAGAGATAGGGGTAGGGGTTGAGGCGGGCATGTTGCTTCCTTTTGTGTGCAAGCTAGGCGGGGTATGCCCGCCTAGCGATCATGTAGGGTTTGCAGGATTAAGCGGCAGCGGCGGCGGTTTCCTGAAGTTCAGGCTCTTCCTCGTACGGAATGCCTTTATCGCGGCCCATGGACAGGGCCATTACCGCGCCTTCAAACTCGGGCATGCCGTCTAGCGTGACGCGGGCACCTCCGCGCTCGACGCAGGGTTGAACGCGCACGAATCGCTTCTTTATGTCGGCTTTTTCGGTCTTGGTGAATTGATCGTAGTCAGGAACGGTACGTCGTAGTTCATCGTCCGTCTTCGGGAGTATCGCGGCGGCCTTTTCAAACAGCGCTAGATACGTCCAATTGAATTGCATGGCAACGTCCGGTCTACGCGGTCGCGGTATCAGTACTCGCGGGTAGTCCGGGTACTTCGCTCCGTGACTGGTGTACGTATGCGTCACGTCAATCGCGCTTAAGGTGAAAGACGTAGAAATTTCTGGGCCGCCTGTCTGCCAGCGCACGGTAACGGGGAATTGTCTTACCCAGTCTCGCCAGCCTTTAACGGCCTTCAAGAAGGCGTCAACGGCGTCATTCGGCAGGATGATTTCCGGCAGACCGTCGAACACCTCATCACGGATTAAGGCGATGTAGTGCCCGTTCGTGGCGACTAGCCCGCCACGGGATATCGCGATGCCTTTCAGGTAGTAGCGGATGTCATCCTCAGCAGCGAACAGCCGGATCGCGGCAAGCCATGCCAGCGGGAAGGTCGCCTCGTGCGTGATAGGGGTTGATTCCGTGGTTGGCCCCGTGGTTGAACCCGCGGTCGAGATAGGGGTTGATGCATGGGTTGCGGTAATGGTCGCGGTATCGGTCATGACAGCTCCTTGTGGATAGTGGCGGAACGGGGAGTAGTTGCAGAAATTGCTAATCGGGCATCGGCGCGGCGGGAGCGCATCGCCCGCTCGAAGGCAAGGCGGCGGCCCGCGCCCCAACGTCGATGCATGCGGTACAAGCGGAACAGTGTTCGCATGGCGGTATACTTGACTCAATGGGTATAATTGGCGGGTTGTTTTCGTTTAGGACAGTTAAGCGAGATCGTCTTCCCATAATTCCGCGCCCGCTTCCCGCAACAAATCTTCGGTAATGCTTTGTATGTGCGCAGCATCCGTATCGGATTCAATCCCCCACAAGCTAGCGTCGTTGCTGTACAAGTCTTCACCGTCTACGGTCAACGGGTATACGAGGATTCCCATGTAATGCCATTCGTTCCGGCACCAATCGCGCATACGCCGGAATTCCCCAAGTACCGTATCGGCGGCATCCCTGCCGCGCAATCCCTCGTTGCGCGCCCGGCGTACGGCAATCCCGTAGTCATAGAATCGTCGCTTGTTGTTGCAGGTAGTAAGGACGAATTCACTAGGTCGCTTGCTGCGGGTTGTCCATCCCGACACGTGACCATAGGCGCCATCTTGTTCCCATGGCCCGGCCATATCAAGATCGTAGTGATGTTCAATCCTGAAGCGTCGGCCCCCAACATCCGTATAAGTCTCGATGCGGTAAATATCCTGAGTGTGCCTTGTGTCTAATACGCCGTCCGCGTGCATGATGATTCTCCTTATCATTGAATCCAAAAAGTACGGCCCATGAAGTACACTGACGGGTAGCCGCGCATCAATTCATCCGCCGCGTAGTTCCAGTCAATGCAGTCAGCAGGCCAGCTATTTAGCGCATCGGGCGAAAGGCACGATTCCGCTGTTTTCTGCGCGTATTCCTTGATGTAGTCTTCATTGACTAGTATCGCGCCGTGGTCCCAATTAGGTACGTCGCTAGCGTGTTCGCTAACGTATTCTTCTAGCTCTAGTAGTTCGGTCAATTCGTAGTCTTCGTCGTACGTACGCGCCCCGCCGTCAATAGCTTGCAATTCCTTGATTCTGCGGATAATGTCCAGCGAGTACAGAGTGTTAGAGTCTGGACTAATGGGGTATGTTGTGGTGGTCATGATGTTCCCCTTATGCTTCAATCCAGAAGGTTTGGTCCATGTAGTCCACGGGCATGTAATCGTGTTGTAGTTCCCGCGCCGCGTAGTCCCAGTCAACGCAGTTACCCGGCCAACTACCGAAGAAGTCTGCGCCTTGAAGGTCTTCCGCTATTTCCCTTGCGTACTCTGGGAAGTAGAGGTCATGGATTAGCGTTACCCCGCATTCCCAGTCAGGCGAATCTCCGGCCTCCTCTTCCAGCGCCAGCAAGGCGGTTAGTTCGCGCTCTTCGCTTTCTGTACGCTCGTCACTCGCAATGTCTTGCAATTCCTTAATTCTGTGTATAATGTCCAGCGAGTACAGAGTGTTAGAGTCTGGACTAATGGGGTATGTCTTGGTGGTCATGGCAGCTCCTTGTAGGTAAGTAAGGTAGGTAGTGATGTACGTACATGCCCTACGGCGCTGGTAGGCGCTGTAGGGTAGGTACAGGCGGGTAATTCGTGCTAAAATTCGTGCAGGTTCGATACATGAGGGTCTTCTGCGGGCGCAACTACCTTGCCCGCCTCCCTTGAAGGCACTCATGTATCGGCCCTGAGGCTTGCGCCTCAAGGTCGATGGTTTCAGGTTGTTAAAGATCGTGGTGGTGCTACTGTGCTACTGCTGGCATCCGTACTAAGGTGGCGCTAGGGCCTAGGCTTTTCTGGTGTCGTTTGTGTAGCGTTAGGCGTACTATAGACGCATCCGCTTCCTTTGTCAAGCAATTTTTCATGAACCCCGGCGATCGCTTGCGTGAAGAACGTAACCGGCTATCCATGACGCAAACGGCGTTAGGGGAATCCGGTGGCGTACGGGTGCAAACTCAGCGCCTTTATGAGCAAGGGAAACGGAAACCGGATAGTGACTACCTGGCCGCCGTCGCCGTTGCTGGTGTAGACGTCCTATATGTCCTAACGGGCAAACGCTCTACCCCTATCTCTGAAACCCTCAGTGCCCGGGAAATCGCTGTACTAGACGCGTACCGGCGTGTTCCTGAGCAACAACGGAAGATCATTGAGGATGTAGTTACGCTGGCCGCGTCTTCAGTACCAATACATGAACACTCTAGCGACGCGATTAGCGACGCGTAGACGCGATTAATTACTTAGGGTATACTTACCCCCTACCCTAGGCCGTGAACGGCCCTAAAGGTCTGTAATAGCCTCGTAGATGCATTCATGTATTGGCCCTGAGGCTCTAGGCGATGCGCGTAGCGCGTCGCCGTTCTTGCGCCTCAAGGTCAATGGGTCCAGGTTGTTAAAGAGCGGGTTACTGCCTATTGCTAACTACGTGTACTGCCGTGCTACTCTGGGAACCGTACTTAGCTGAAGTTTCCTCCTAGGCCGTTCCTTGTTCCGTTTGGTATGGTGCGAACTATAGCAAGGTTTATTTACCCTGTCAAGCTTTATGTCCAGGATGGAAAAATTTATTGCCATCGGCGACCGGCTCAAGCGGGAACGTAGGCGATTAGGCTTGACACAAACGGCGTTCGCCGCGCTTGTCGGTGCGACAAAACAAACCCTATATTCTTGGGAGGTTGGCAAGACCGCTCCCGATGCTGCCCAGCTCTCCGCGCTAGCTACTCACGGTGTAGATACTACTTACGTCCTAACAGGACAAGATCGGCGTAACTGCCCGCAGGTCGATCAACGCTCTACCCCAGTCTCTAACCCCGTGGACGGTACAGTAGATGACTCTGTAGAGGATCCCCTGGATAGTCCCGTGGACGGTCTACCGGATTTCCCGGCACGTCTACTAGAGGTCCGTAGGATGCTAGGACACACACAAGCCAGCATCGCGGAAATGCTCCGCATGCCCAAGCGTACGTACTACGGTTACGAGACTGGCGAAATGCCGCCGAGTGCTAAGTTACTAGCAGCGCTTGCCCGTATAGGTGTAGACGCCGGATACCTGCTAACTGGTAAGTACCGTAGGCAGTCACTAGCACAAGATGAGCAACAGGTGCTAGACATGTACCGTCGGCTCGACGATCAAGCTAAGTCTGTACTCATGGCCGCACTATCCCTAGCGGTAGGTAAGTCGGGATAGTTCCGCTGGGCCTAACGGAGTTACAGGCGCAGCTACTTACCCGTCGTAGACGTAGTGCACCCGGCACACACACATATATACATAGCGAGTACACGAGTAAGGACTAGCGCTAGCTAGGCCGCATGAGTGTACGAGCGTACCGCGTACCGTCCGGTAGGACACGTATCGTCCGTAGGACATGTATCGTCCGTAGGACATGTATCGTCCGTAGGACATGTATCGTCCGTAGGACACGTATCGTCCGTAGGACAC